AGATCTTAGATCTATGATGAATGATCCTAGATACTATGATCCAGCAAAAAGAGATCAAGCTTATTATGATAAAGTAACAAAACTTTATTCAAAGAAATATGGCTAAAAAGAAAGATTTTCCTTTTAAAAAATATATTTTTAAATGGGAAGATCCAACTGGTCATAGTGAATGGATGTCTAAAAATGACATGGATTCGGTAAAACCAGCTTTAATTACTACAGAAGCATATCTATATTCAAGAGATACAAAGCATGTAAAGACATTTTCATCTTACATAGAAGAAGAAGATGGATCTTATACATTTGGGGATGTCAATGTTTTTATTGCTTCTGGTCTTGTAAAGATGATAAAAATATAATATATCTCAACTAACAAGCCGAAGTAGACTGGAATATGCCCAGTAGGACAACATAGAAAAGTTTATAACGACAACTTGATTATTAACTAACATTACTCGAAAGGAAACTTAATATGAGTGCGACTATAGACCAAGCCTTTATAAAGCAGTTCGAAGCAGAAGTGCATATGGCTTATCAAAGAATGGGCTCTAAGCTCAAAAATATGGTCCGTAATGTCTCCAATGTTAAAGGTAGTACTGTTCAGTTTCAAAAGGTAGCAAAAGGTTCTGCTTCAACTAAAGCAAGACACGCTGAAGTTGTCGCTATGAACTCTGTACACTCCAATGTAACTGCAACACTAGACGACTTTTTCGCAGCAGACTATGTGGACAAATTAGACGAACTAAAAGTAAACATTGATGAAAGAAACATTGTTGCTCAAAACGCAGCATATGCTCTTGGTAGAAAAACCGATTCTATCATCACTGATACATTTGATGCTAACGCAACTGCATTAGCACATAACTCAGCTGGATCAACAACTGGTATGAACTTAGATAAAGCACAGAATGTGTTTGAGATCTTCCAAGAAAATGATGTTCCAGATGATGGACAAAGGTATTGGATTGTTGGTGGAAAACAATGGTCAGACCTTTTAGACATAGATCAGTTCTCAAGAGCTGAATATGTTGGTGAAGCAGACTTACCATTTGGTGGCACATTAACTGCTAAAAGATGGATTACTTTTATGTGGATGGCATTTAGTGGCTTAAACAAAGATGGATCAAACGATAGATTCACACTTGCTTTCCATAAATCATCTCTTGGATTAGGTGTAGGTTCTGATGTAAGAACAGAAGTAAACTACATACCTGAAAAGGTAGCACACCTAACAACATCATATATGTCAATGGGTGCAGTACTTATTGATGGTGATGGTGTAAGAATCCAGAAATGTAGGGAGGCATAATCATGGCATACGAAACAACTAATCCTGTGAAAAAGATATCTCAAATGGGAGATTCTAATTCACTTTGGTATTATACTGATGGTGATGCTATTGGCACTATTGATGACAATGAATACTTTTTAGCATCTACTGGCGATCTTAACGCTGGTGATGTAATCATTGTTAATAGTGGTGGATCAAATGCAGTTGTAGATATTTTAATTGTAACTACAGCTTCAGCATCTCAAGTAAGAACTGCCTTATTATCATAATGCGAATGGGGGGTTTTAATACCCCCCTTTTTTAAATGGCAGATACAAAAGTAGATATATGTGCAAGAGCAATCATAATGATCGGAGCTTCTCCGATTTCTTCATTTGATGATGGTTCAACAGAAGCCTTAGTTGCTTCTAATATGTACGAAAACATACTGAAGTCTTGTTTATCAAGACACAGATGGAAGTTTGCTACAGAACAAAAACAACTTTCTTTACTAGCTGATGCACCTACAGGAAGATATGAGTTTGCTTATCAGTTACCAGCAAGTCCTGAACTACTTGTTTTAAATACAATAACAGTTAATGATAATCCTATACAGTATGCTAGGTATGGAGATAAAATATTTGTAAATTCTTATGGCTCTACAAACACATTAATAGCAGATTATATATTTAGACAGGAAGAAGCAGAGTTTCCTGAATACTTTAAACTAGCTTTACAATATAAATTAGCAGCAATATTTGCTGGATCTGTAGCTAGAGATTCACAAATGATTCAACAGTTTGAAACACTTGGTGAAAACCAAATGAGAATAGCAAAGAACATAGATAGTCAGGAAGTATCTAATAGTGTTCTAAATACAAAAAGGTTTATACAAGATAGATTGACTACTGGAGGATACTAATGGCTAGTGTTCTTAGAACTGTATACACCAATTTTTCAAGTGGTGAAATTAACCCTTTATTAGCTACAAGAACAGATGCTTCAGCATACTTTAATGGAGCAAAAACTTTAAGAAACTGGTATTTATTAGATGAAGGTGGTCTTATGCGTAGACCAGGCACAACCTACAAAGCCACATTACCAGGTGATTCAAGAATAATACCTTTTATATTTTCTAATGATGAACTAGCTGTATTTGCATTATCTAATGGAAGATTAGATGTATTTGATAGTGCTGGTGCAAGTATACAATCTAATATAACTTCTAATTGTAACTGGAGTACATCAGAATTATTTGAACTAAACTATGCTCAGTTTGGAGATACAGTATTTATTGTACACAGAAATAATCCAATAGTTAAAATAGTAAGAGCATCAGCATCTTCATTTAGTGTATCTTTATTTACATTTGAGGAAGATGAAACAGTATCTGTAAGTGGTGCTATTAAAACAACACAACCATTTTTTAAATATGCAGATGCTACAATATCAGTTACTTTATCAGATAAAACTACAGGAACTGGTAGAACATTAACTGCTAGTGCTAATGCATTTACAAGTGCATATGTAGGACAATATTTATTAGTTAATAACAAACAAGTAAAAGTAACAGGATATACAAGTGCTACTGTAGTTACAGTAACAGTTATAGAAGAAGTAGATACAGTAGGTCCTCATTTTATATGGGCAGAACAACTAATATCTTCTATTAGAGGATTTCCACAAGCTGTTACATTTCATGATAATAGATTATATTTTGGTGGAGTAAGAGATAAACCAGCTTCTGTTATAGCTTCTAAAGTTGGAGAATATTTTAATTTTGATATTGGTAGTGCAGCTGCTGATGATGCAATAGATGTTACTGTTGCTGGTGATAGAGTTAATGAGATTAGACATTTAGTTAGTTCTAGAAATTTACAAGTTTTTACTGATGGAGGTGAATTTTTTGTACCTACTTCTACTGATACTTCTGCTGTTACACCTTCTAATATTATATTTATGCGTCAAACCCCTTATGGATGTAATAGAGCAAAGCCTGTTATATTTGATGGTGCTACTATATATGCTCAAAAAAATGGTCAAGCAGTCAGAGAATATTTATATTCAGATGTAGAAACAGCATATGCTTCAACATCTATTTCTATATTAGCATCTCAATTAATTAACAATCCAGTAGATATGACAATGATTACTGGTAGTACAACAAAACCAGAACAGTTTGCATTTTTTACTAATACAGATGGTACACTTGCTTTGTTTCATAGTATTAGATCTGAAAAAATAGCTGGTTGGACTTTATGGACTACAAGAAGTGGTGATGAATTTAGAAGTATTACAGCTGTTAATGAAAATTTATTTTGTGTTGTAAAAAGATCTCTTGAAGGATCTACAGTATATACACTAGAAAAATTTGCAGAAAGTGATTCTTTAACACTTGATTCTTCTGGTGTTACTACATTAAATCAACAAGGTGCACCTAAGGTAAATGGTGGTAGTCAATCAGGATCTAGCTTGAATGTAGATGGTTATACATCTGCTCCTAATCCTAATGATATTATTACAATAGCTGGTAACAGTACAGAATACACTATTCAAACTGTAAATGCTACAGCATCTGGATATACGCTAGTTTTAAACCAAAATCTTGCTGCAACTCCATCAGATAATGCAGTAATAACAATAGTACAAGGTAGACTACATAATACCCCAGCACACTTGACATCTACCTCAGTTTATGCTGTTGATGGTACAATGGCTTTGGGAACATTTACTACTACAGGATCTGATACTATAACACTTAATGAAGCTCATGCTGCTGGTGTTAATATAGGATTTGATTATACTCCAACACTAGAAACAATGCCTATAGATAAAGATATATCGAATGGTCCTTTAACTGGAGAAATAAAAAGAATATCTAGAGCAGTAGTAGATATATCAAACACTTTAAATGTTGCTCTTCAAGCAGCCGATAAAGAAGCTAAAAGTTTAATTATTAGACAAGTAGACTTTAATGTAGCACAGTCTGTAGCTAGTGTTACTGGTAAAAAAGAATTTTATTTTTTAGGATATGATAGAACACCTACAGTAAAAATAACACAAACAGAACCATTACCACTTACATTATTAGGTATGGCAATAGAGGTAGTATACTAATGGGTGTAGAAACAGCATTACTTATATCAGCTGGAACACAAGCAGCTGGATCGCTTGTTAGTGGTTATTATCAAAACCAAGCTATAAACAATCAAATAGCTCAATATGAAGAAAATAAAAAATATGCAGAACTTGCTGCTATTCAACAAGAGAATGTAAGAATGGAAAGAATGAATAATACATTATCAAATAATAGAGTACTTGCTGGTGCAGCTGGTATACTTGATGATAGTAGAAGTTTTGAAGCTATCCAACAAGATGTATTAGATCAAGCAGAAAAAGATGTTGCAAACATTAGACTAAATGCAGATCAGATAAACAGTCAAATAGATAGACAAGTTGTTAATTCAAAAATAGATAGGCAATCAGTTACATTTGGTTCTATATTTAATGCTAGTGCTTATGCTTTAAATGGATGGAGTTATTATAAATATTATACAGATCCTGGACCAAGCAGATTTAATAGATTAGAAAATAAACTAGAATTATTTAATAGAAAATATAGAGGAAACTAATGGCAGTTAGAAAAGGTTTTCAAAAAGGAGATAGAACAACTGTAGTTACACCACAACTAGGTGTAGTAAAAAGTAGTAAGTCAAATCTTGGAGATATTATAGAAGGTATAGGTGAAATTGGTCAGAAACTTTCATTACAAAAAATTGAGACTTTAGATGAACAATGGAAAACACAATTTAAAGTAGATGCAGATAAGTTTTTATTTGATTCTACAAATAAACAATTAGATTCAAAAGATCCTGATTTACAGGAAATGAAAACAGAAATTTTAAGTTATAAAGATACTCTGTTAGTAAACTCTCCTGGAAGATATAAAGATTATATAGATCAATATATAGCACAAAAATCTTTAGCAAAATTTAATACAGTTAAAAATCATGCAGATAAAATAATGATTAAAAATCAATATGATAATATTAATACAGATAAAGCAAGAATAATTGCAGACATTCAAAGTCAATATGCTTCAATAGATTTAGCTGTAGATCCACAAAATTTAGAACAAATATCATTAGATACTGATTTAATTACTTTAGGCATTACAAATGATATTAGTGATTTTAATCAATCATTAAATGTTTTAGCAAGTTTAGATCCTTATAATTTTGGTGATACTGAAATAAAAGAACAACTAGATAGTTTATTTCTTGCTGTTGAACAAGGTAGATATAGTGCAATTAAAAGCAGTATTTATAAAAATATAGATTTTAATAGAGGAGATGTTTTAGAACAAATACAAGAAGCAGATAGAATTGCAAATGAATTAGATGTTGCATATTCAAAAGGTGAATTATTTAGAGCAGCAACTACATTAACTGATGATGATATTGCAAATATTATAAATAATTCTAATACTCAAACAGATCAAATTAAAGGATTATACCAAGCTCAAATAGATGTAGCTAATCAAAATCTTAAATATGAACAAGCAAGTCAAATAAATCTTTTAAAAAATACAATTAATGTAAGTAATGTAAATAATATAAAATCATTATTATTGACTGGGGAGGTTCAATTTGAACAGTTAATTAAGAATTATAATTTAGAAGAAGATGCAGATCTTATAAATACATTACAACAGAAATATACTATCTTAAAATTATTACAGGAAGAAGATATTGATATTAATAAAGCATCTTTATATGACAAATTATTTAGAGAGAATAATATTACTTTATTTGAAGATGAGGAAGAACTAAGAGATTTTTTAACTGACTATAAAGTTGCAGAAATGGAGATCAGCAGTGATACATTTAATCCTATAGTTTTTTTAGAAGAATATAAATTACCAGCAGATCAAAGATCAGCACAAACAAATGATATGTTAAATATGATATTAAATGAAAATATTGTACCAAGATTTCTTTATGATTATTTAGATGAATCTAATTCTATAATTACAAATCCAGATATAGATGTAGGAAGTGAAGAAGCAAAAACTATTATTAGAAGTGTACAATTATTAGAATTTTTAAGACAAGAAAATCCTTTAGCATTATCATCATTTAATGAAAAAATAGATATGAGTTTTTATAATTATGTATTAGATAATTATGGTACAGCATTTTTAGATGCTGCTAGTGTTGGTGGTGCAATAAAGTTTTATCAAAACAATAAAGAAGCTATAGACAAAGATCCAAATTTTTATAAAGAAGAAATAGAAAAATTTATTATTGATAATGATACTATTGAAGAAAGTTATACTAATATATTAGTTGAACATGTTTTACAAAATACATCAGAAAATGCTATGTGGGCAGATCTTTGGAATAGTATGCAAGGAGAACAAGGTTTTAAAACTGGAACATCAAGTCCTATTGATAATTTTATAGAATT